GGCAAAATATCAATAGCGGTTTTAATGCAGTAAAAATTTCTGGTATGAAAAGCGAGGGGGATGATATCCCGACGAATACAGGGTTATTTCATACTAACGAGCTAGGATTAACAGGTCAACTCACAGGTGAATTCACTATTATGGGTTGGGTTAATATCGACATTAATAGCCCAGCTGGAGCAGGAATATTAAGCACTTCGCCGAGAGACGATCAGTTCTGGCCCAATACACAATATCTAAATATCAATGCTAATACTAGCCTACTTAATATAACAAGTTCCTCACAAAACTACAAAAGAGGGGATAAGACCAATCAAATATCAGCTAGTTATTTTGGTTATAAGATAAGCCCAAGTACGGATCATCCAAATAGCAATGCTTATAGGACTATAAATCTAAGCAAAGAGCAAAATGCTGGAGATTCAAGAGAATGGGTCCAGTATGTAATAACACATAGTAAAGATGATTCTGTTATTAATGGGGGCGGGGAAGACCAGAATACATTAATTAAATTTTACGTGGATGGGCAACTTCTATCAGACCCCAAAAACGCCAATACTATTAGCACCGCAAACGCAGCGAATAAACAAGGTAATTTCGCCAGTTTAACTCAAAGAAAAAATATGAATTGGGGTACTGATGGCGAAATAGCGCTACCTCAAACATTTATGTTGGGTGCGGTAGAATTCTATGGAGGAAGAAGAGGTTATGAACTTCCCACAACACCTCACACAACTTCAATGAATGGTGCGCTTGGGCCTTGGGCAGTATGGAATAGACCGATCAACGATGAAGAAATAAGCTACCTCTATAAAAAAATACCCACCCCAAATAATACTTCCAACACTTTAGATTTTGCCCCTCGAAATTATTATGAATGTACTGGAAGATTTGGGACATTAACGGGAAGTGGTGATGGGACACTTTCTTACGGAAAGGACAGTCTAGTCGCTTGGTGGGATGCCTCAACTGGACTAATACCATCCACTTCAGATATAGGAATGTTAGATATTCATACAGGAAATCTCCACTTAACTGGAAGCGGCCAATTCACAGGGATACTCCAAGATTACAAACAAGCGCCATCAACACTTTTACCAAACCCAACCCCAGAATTCCCAAACTTTGGAGGATTTCCTGGAACTGACGGATTCGGCTATGCAAGAAATACACAGATGTAAAGGGGAGGTAACTGCCCTCCATAAAATAAAAGAAATGTCCCACAGGCATTTCACTCAAGAAATATGTGGTTTTTTAGGTTACGATAATGAGAAAAAAGAATTTATCGTCCAACGTGAAGACAATATAGCCGAAGACCCTAGATCACACTTCCTTATCAACCCTTTAAGCTACCTACTTTTCAAAGACTCTTGTAGTATGGTAGGGGTTTTTCATAGTCATATAGTAGGAAATGAAAAAGAATCAGAATTTGATGTGAAAATGGCAGATAATTGTTGCCAACCATTCTTAATATACAGCCTTAACACAAAAAAAATAAATATTTATACGCCCAAAACCATAGAATCAGATGTAAATATATTGGAAAGGGTAAAGGCTGTAAAATGACGATAGTAAATATACATGGAATTCTAGCTAGAGAGTTTGGTAACTCATTTAAATTAAGCCTTCCTAATCCAAGAGATGTCTTAGAAGCTATAGATTGTAATAGGGAGGGTTTTCTGCAAAGATTGGTGCAATTGCAGAAAGAGGGATTTTGTTATGACCTTATAATAAACAAAGAGAGAATCACTAATGGCCCAGATATGGATAACATATCGAACCCTGCCACAATAGATCTAGTCCCAGCTATCGTAGGTAGTGGCCCCGCAATGGGACCAATTCTCGCTGCAATTGGATTTAAAGGAGCAGGACTTAAAATCGCAACTTTTATAGCTAATGCCATTATTTACGCATCAATTAGTTATGCGCTATCACCAAAACCTGAAAACGAAGCTTTAGAGATAGAAGTTGATGGGTCGAAAAGCTCCCTTATTTTTAGTAATCCAGTAAATGTAGCCAGCCAAGGTTCTCCAGTCCCCATAGGTTATGGCAGATTGCAAGTCGGATCACAAGTAGTGCAAGCCACAATCAAATCGTTCCCACAACATCAAGAACCTTCAAAGGCTTTAGGAGCCGATAAAGGTAATCCAAATTTTGTAGGTAATAGAACATCATGAAACACCTCCTAAAAAAGTTAAGCATAGCGGGAGCAGGGAGTAAAGGTAGTAAACCTAAACCTCCTATTTACAAACCTCCTATCATGGGCGAACTCCAATATGGAGCATCTCATAGTTACGCAGAGACTTTAGATTTAATAAGCGATGGTCCTATTGAGGGGATTGTTAATTCGAATGGAGAAGTAGTAGACGGCTTGGATATTCTACAGGGTATTTACTTAGATAATACAGCTGTAGCCATTACTAATCAATTAGCTCAAAAGAAAAACAGTCTCACACCATTAGAACAAGAAACGTTTGATTCTCTAAACATAGAGTTAAATTCTGCTACATCAGTTGATTATGTTAGTAAATTTTTTCTAGAATTAGAAAAAGTAACTCAAAGGAGTGCTGCTGGTAAGATTACATCTTTAAAATCTACACCCACGAAGCCTGTAGATATATTTGAGGTTGACTCATCAAATAATGCTAACATGGTATTTTTAAGGACGCATACAGATCAATTCTCACCTATAGAGGCAAAAAACGCAACAGAACCCGCCGTTCTACCTAAGAAAATAACTGACTACGCTCTTTCTATAAGGCAATTTATTAAGTATAGAGACGCAGGACCAGATCACACATTCCATCTGCATTTTGGTGATAATATATTATCTGCTTCTGATAATAACGCAGCTTATAGGAATGATGCTCAAGCAAAAGGGACTGTACAAACACAGAACTTAATATGGGCAGATAATGCCACATTGGACTCGTCGAAATTTTTATTCGCTTTAAACCCTAGTATCGATTTTATATCAATCGATGGTCAGGTGGGCGTAATCGGGAGATTGAAAACTTCACTACATAAAGACTCTCAAATATTTGCTGGTAATACTCAAGTCCTCACTGACTCGACATTATCTGATCTTGATGAAATTTTAAACTTGTATAATAATAATAGCACAAGTGAAGGAAATCAATTGCAGAAAGAATTAGCGTATAGAGCTTTATCGACAATAGGATGGGAAGAGGGAGCGGTAAATAGTTTACTCCCTAATTACTTAGATAGTTCTGCTGGAGGTGTGGTTATATGCAAGATAGGAGATACAGATTATTCTAATTTACAAACTAAAAATATCTTAGATGGCGATTCCTTGATTAAAATGAGAACTCTGCCATATGGTACTAAATATAAGTCTAACCTCATAGCTTATCTTCAAAATTCAGATGTGAGAGTAACGGATGTTACTTGCCCAGAAATTTCTACAGATGGGCTTTTGACTGGGAAGATGCATGGGTTCTTAATTTTTGAATTCCCGATTAATATAGAAACTAGTGATAATTATATTAGAAGGGCTAGAAATAATCAATCATTAGACCCTTTATTTTATGGTAAGAACCACACGTTTCAAATACCAGACTATGTTATAGAACTTTTAAAAGACATAAGTTCATTTAGATACTCAAAGACAATTCAAGATGGATCTAATTCGACAACTTTGTCTTTAGACCCAACAATTAATTCTATTCACAGCAACCAATTAAAATTTAATTACAGTAATGTATTAGCTGAAATTCGTAAAGGTGAAGAAAGTCAAACACCTTTTGATAACTTTAAAAAGATTTTCATCGATCACCCTTACAATAGAGAATTATTTGGACCTTTTGGGACGGCTAAAGCAAAAGGTAGCGCGATAAACAATAATGAACAAACAAACGCTCCTCAACGAATCTCTGCTAACACTAACATGTTAACTAGGATTAACGTTTTAGAGAAAGATGCTAATAATTTTAACCTTGAGTTAGGTGAAGATGGACTACCTACCACTGAAGGAAGTGATGATATAAGAATAGATTCGGGAAACAAAGATCGAAATTATTCAACTTGGGGGAATAGCTCTTTCCAGAGTTTTGATGAAAAAGCTATTCCAGTAATTCATACAATTTACAATCCTAATGTAGAAGAAGTTTTTATCACTTTAGATATATCCTCTCTAAAAGACACTCTTGTTAGAGATGTAAATAACGTTAGAAACAGCCCCCTACCAGATAATGAAAATTTAAAAACAGGGACAACTTTCCCTACAGTTTTAAATATAAGTGTTACCACTGGTTTTTTTGATGAAAATGGAAATGAAGTAGAGTTCAGAACTTATGACTATAGAATAGTAGCATTAATAGATGGAAGCACTTTAATAGATATCGGGAATCCAGATTACAAATCTACTGGTAGAGATTTCGTTGTAGAACTCAATAACTCAGATGATGATTTGAATTATCTTTCCCGACCCTTCCAACTCCCTGATAATAATATCCGAGAAAACTCATCTCTTAACGCAGATGGAGAACGGAGTATAGAAGCTGGAGTTATTGATAAAAATCAAGACAGAAAAAGATACGTAAAAATTCAAAAACTATCTTATGAAACTAATTCTGTTTTACTGTCTAAAGTAGTAGCAGTAAGCAAAGTCACAGAAATAATAAATGCAGATCTACCTTATCCATTTTCTGCTATAGTAGGGACAAAATTAGACTCTAGATCTTTTGGTAGTATACCCAAAAGAAGTTTCGATTGTAAACTTAAAAAGGTAAAAATACCTAGTAATTATTTTCCTACTAACAAAGGTATAGATAAAAGGTATTATAATACCACAGCTGAATTTGAAAATGCTAGCCAAGTAGATAAATCGATTTACAAAGGAGATTGGGATGGCTCTTTTCACCAAACTCTACAATGGACAGATAACCCAGCGTGGATACTTTACGATCTACTGACAAATGTTAGATATGGGATGGGTTCTCACATCAGCGCAGACAACATAAATAAATGGCAACTTTATAAAATAGGTAAATTCTGCGATAATGTAGATAATGAAGGAAACTTCTTAGGGGTAACTGACGGGAGAGGGGGGATAGAGCCTCGCTTTTCTTGCAACGTAGTATTCGATCAAGGACAAAAAATATTTGACGCTATAAATACTATCGCATCTCTCTTTAGAGGCCGAACTTTCTTTAGTAATTCTGAAATTAATTTTGTTGATGATAGACCTAGATCAGCAGTTAATCTTTTTACTAATGAAAGTGTAAAAGATGGTTTGTTTTTTTACTCAAACAACAGGAGAGACGAACAGTTTAATACTATAGAAATAGGCTATAGGGATAGATTCGATAATTACACCCCTAAAATAGAAGTCGTAGAAGACGAAGAGGATATTAAAGAGAGAGGGATTTTTAAAAAACGTATTGAGGGGGTCGGAATAACTTCTAGAGCTATGGCTCGTAGGGCAGCTCAACACCAAATCTTTTCTAAAATAAAAGAAAATCAACAAATAGCTTTTACCGCTGGTTTAGAGACCCTCTTATGCAAACCTGGAGATCTAGTTATAGTAGAAGATGAACTGAAGACTAATATAACTAATTTCGGCAAAATTCTAGATGTTAACCTAGAAGATGAAACGATTAGACTTAGTAATACATCTTCTTCTTTAATGACGACGGGAGTTTTAACTGTTTATAACCCTACTGGTAGTGACGACATTGATGAGTTAAATATAGCGGCAAATCAAAATAGGCAACGATATAATGGTTTTACTATTACTGGAAACAGTTCTTTGAGTGCAAGTTTTTCCCCATTTACTGGCCAATACAGCTTCTCAAACTACACAGATGGTTATAATCAATCAACTGGATTTAGCTCAGCAGATACTAGATATTCTGAGTATGCTTTTTATACAGGGCTATCTGGCACATACTTATATTTTGAAACAGGTGTGACAGGGTGGGTTTTTGGGTCTGGAAATGCCAAATCTTTGTATTCTGGAGATTTTATTTCTAAAGAGACAGGGGCGCAAACACTTACAGAATTTAATACTGGTAAGATATGCGCTTTAAATATGAACACCTCAGATAAAAGGAATGCATTCTCTATATCATTCTCAGGCTTTGATTCAGATAGTTTTAGAGGTTATACCAGAGGTATAACTAATTCAGAGTTATCTGGTCTAGCACCTGAACAAATAATTGATATTAACGTAACTGGGATTGTAACTAATCTAGATTATGGATGTTCCCTTTCAGGCTTTGATAAACCAGAGCTTTTAAAATCTATTCACTTAGGTAGTGCAGCGAGATTTCAAATTAAAGATGCTAGCCCCTTCTTTTACAAAGTGATTTCGATGAAAGAAGAAAATCCTAATGAATATCTTGTCACTGCAACAAAATACGATACTGGTAAATTTGATCTCATCGACAAAAATATAAGCATAGAGAACGAAGCTAATACATTTAGTTACCAAGTAGCTCAAACAATTAACGGGGTGACCTATGAGACTTTAAGCGCTCCCGCCTTTGCAGGAGATGTCACTACTGGGATACCTAATGCAACAGATCAAACCTTCAATATAACAGGAAATTGGAGCGCTGTAAATAATAGTACTGGTTATGGGGTAAGACTCACTCTACCAAACGGTCAAGTATTTAATAGTAGTACCACAGATACAGGCATTAGTATTTCTGGACTAAATCAAGTGGGTGTGTTCAATCTAGGTGTAAATGCTCTTGGGAATATGGGGAGAAGTTGCGGTGGAAACGCATACTATGATTCTCCATATGTAGATACTGGAATATTTATTATTTACGAAGACGCTCTCACTTATACTAAATCATTTTTAAATAAAATAACCATTCTATAATGAATTACACGGGATATTCAGTATTAAAAATACCTAAGACTGGAGCAGCTTTTGCATACGCAAAAGAAGCAAGGGATTTCGCTACTGGAGCTACAGGAGTAGGAGGTTATTTACGTTCTGACGCAACTACTTCTGGATGGACAGATGTGCGTTTTGTGAGCGCAATTCTAGAAGGCTCCAGCTCTTTACCTTTATCCATAGGAGCCACTTACTCGGATCTTTATACTGGCGCAGCTACTGTTATTGGCGGCTCTACCCCTATCGGAGATTTAAGATCAGAAGATGGACCCTATGTTGGTGTAGGTAACAGTTCAGTTTATTCGACTAAAAAAGGTCAAGAATACGGAGCAGCTTTCTATGCCACTTATATCGGAGGTACTAATTCAGCACCTAAAAAAATTGGTATAGGAACCAGCAGCAGTGAAATTAGTACAAGCGGTTACTATGAGGGCAATTTTACCACCCGAAATATTAACGAATTTGAAAGCAATTACAATGCGGATCTAGACGATCCTACAAAAATAATTACAGGTAGTGGAGTATACACAAATGGGGCAGACATATCTCTTCAATTTAATATTCTAAATAGAAATGGTGAACTACTAACATCAGCAGCTCAAATAGCTGCTGACCCTTTTGTTAGTAAACAAATAATTAGTATTTTAGATACTGATTCAAATGTAGTGTTTCCAAACTACAGAACCAATGGGGACTCAACCTTTAATTTCTCTCGTTCCCAAAATATAGATGTTTTTGGCTCTTATAACAGAAACTTTGGAATAAGAAATGAGGTTGTAAACCAAGACGGTGGAATTACGACTGGAGAGTTCTATCTCTACGCTAATACAGCTACATTCGATGGGGTGATAGTCCAAGCCTCTGGAGAGACATCTCTAAACCAAAACCTTAGTAACCATTTACCCCCGAACACTGGCACTATAACATCTGCAGCTGATAGAGCAGATGCGATAAAATATTTTAATGATCAACCAATTAACGCTTCTGGATCTACTGGATTTATAGAGTTAACACTAAACTTCAACGAAAGTCCTAATTTTACTAACTTAGGAGATGTAGCTATATGGAATGGGACATCTGGCGATTTCGACACAAACAGAGGGAGTTTTGTAGGTAATTATCCATTAAATTCATTACAAGAAGGTCAAAAAATAATACTTACTGCCAATGATGGTATTATAGAAGGTACTGGGCTTTTCTTTAAATTGATTGCAGATAGTGCTGTAGGTTTTGAGCCAGAGATTTTAACTATAGGGCCATATACTCTTGAGCCTAATATAGAAGGCCCAGATTTAAATGTCTACAATCAAAGTATTGATCAACAAATTATCGTATCAGACATTTCTATTCAG